TAAGAGACAGCAATATGAATATACAAGTAATTTATTATAAAATCTAATAGGAGGTAATACGATGATTAAAGTAAATTACAATCAAGAAACAGGAAAAGTTATCTCCTTTGGTAAAGATACAAAACCATATATTGAGATAACAGAATAGGAGCGTAGACAACCATTACCTGACAAGTATTCTTATTATGCTGTTGCAGATGGTAAATTCACTATCAAGCGCAGAACACCAACAGTAGAAGAAGTAAGTAGAGATAAGGCACAAGCTATTAATAGGGAAATCAGCGAATTAAAGAAAAAGCTATTTGATACCGACTATAAAGCAATCAAATATAGTGAAGGTTGGCTTACTGATGAAGAATATGCCGAAGTAAAGGCACAGCGCGAGGAATGGCGCAAACGTATTAATGAATTAGAGAAAATGTAAATTAATTGGATATATGTATTGACACTGTAATTACAATATGCTATAATAGCTATGTAATTAAGGAGGTTGCTTATATGCCTACAATCTGTATGTTCCGAGGAATTAAAATCTACATCAACTGGCGCGAACACCAACCGCCGCATTTCCACGCCAAGTATGGCGGCGATGAAGTAGTCGTTGGAATTAATGATGCCGAAGTCATTGAAGGCGGTATTCCAAGTAAGCAGCTGAAAATGCTTTTAGGCTGGACTGTTCTTCATCAAGATGAATTAATGGAAAATTGGAAGCTGGCAGAGCAGAAGCAAGAGTTGTTCCCGATAGAGCCGTTGAAATAAACGGCTCTATCCGCACTGGAGGATTTATTATGATGCTAGAACCAAGAGTGAAAGAATACTTTGATAACGGCAGGAAGAAGCTTGTAGGTGTTAGCGCGAACGATGATTATACTTTGCTATTGGAGTATAACAACGGCGAGAAGCGCTTATATGATGTTAAGCCGCTTGATGGGGTGTTCGCTGCGTTGAAACCTATGGAAGTGTTTAAGCGCGTATATATTGATGATTGCGGTTGTGTGGCTTGGGATAAGAACCCCAATATAGATAGTAATGTTGTATGGGATAACAAAATTGATTTGTGTCCCGATAGTTGCTATCTTGATAGTAAAGAGGTTCAATAATGGCTACAAAGACGGCAGTATTTCAAATCCGGCTTACCGAGGAAGAAAAGCATATTATCCAAGCGAACGCAGAAAGCCTAGGCTTATCAATGGGAAGATATCTAGTTATGTTGGCAATACAAGATAAGCAATCGCGCCAAGAGCAAAAAGAATAAATTTTTTAAAAGTTGGGACAGAGTTAGTTAATAGCTCTGTTCCATTTTTTATAACTAAATGAAGGGTTAGCACAAGCTAAAACTTATATTATATAAAGGGATTGCGCAAGCGCAATAACTTAGGAGGTTAATTAATATGGAAGACAATAGAAATAATCAAGCAACAGGCGCAGAAGCTACTACTGATACTTCTACTACTGGAACTGAAATAAAGACTTATACGCAAGAAGAAGTTGACAAGATGCTTCAATCAGAAGTAGATAGACGTATTACTTCGGCTTTAAAGAAACAGGCTAAGAGTAATGAAGCCAAGATTAAGGAAGCACAAAAACTTGCGTAGATGAATGAAAGCGAAAAATTTCAATATGAATTAGAACAGCGCGAAAAGGCTATTGCCGAAAAAGAAAAGGCGCTTGCTCTGGCAGAAAATAAAAATGAAGCTGGCAAGATACTTGCCGATAAAGGATTATCATTAAGCTTAGTTGATTTTGTTGTTGCGGAAGATGCTGAAACGATGAACTCTAACATTCGCCTTTTGGAAAAGGCATTTAAGGATAGTGTAAAGAGAGAGGTTGAAAAGCGTTTAGGTAGTTCCGCACCAAAGAAGAATTTGCCGCCTGATGAAACAATTACAAAAGAACAGGCTAAGAAAATGGGAATTAGAGATAGACAACAGTTATTAATGAATAATCCTGAACTATACAACCAATTATTTAATTAATAAAGGAGATTTTAACTATGGCTGTTAATACTGTATATGATAATAGAGTTGTGGAAAGCGTAGCAAAGGATTTACTTACTACTGCTATCAATACTCGTTCTTTAATGACGATTGATAATGAACTTGCTGAAAGTGCTGGTATGCTCAAGACTATCAACACTTATACCTACACTGGCGAAGCAGAGGAATTAGCAAATGGCGTTGGCAATACTGCTTCCAAGCGCGGCACTATTTCCTATGTCGGCAATGATTACCGTGTAAAGCTCTGCCAATAGGCTTATGATTACACGGATGAAGAAGCAATGAAAGACCCATTCATTGTTGATGGTATGATGAAGGGTGCTGTTCAGGTTATGACTAACAAAATGACTTCTGATTTTGTTGGCGCTATTACCGGCTCTGGCGTTACCCTTGGCGTTACCTTTGCAAAGGGTGGAGCATTGAACTATGATACTATTGTTGATGCTATCAGCACTCTTAACTTTGAAGATGAAAGCCAGTTATTCATTCTTATCCCTAACAAGTGGAAAGCAGCGCTCCGCAAGGATGAAGATTACAAGTCTGCTATGATGGGGTAGGTTATTTACAATGGTTAGGTTGGCACTATCTGCGGCATTCCTGTCATTGCTACTAAGGCTTTAACCGATAAGGCTTTTGTTATGACTAAGGAAGCTGTTAAACTTTTCATCAAGAAAGATGTTGAAGTTGAACCAGATAGAAACCCTGATACCCGTAAGAATAGCGTTTATCTTCGCGCCACTTACCTTGTCGCTCTTGCTGACGCTACTAAGATTTGTAAGATTAGCGAAGCAGCTGCTTGATTAAACCAATAGGAGGTTAGCAAATATGTTAGAGAAAGTAAAACTGTTATTAGGAATTACTGATAACTCAAAAGATGATTTGCTAACTTTTCTTATCGAACAAGCCATAGATGAAGTAATGGCATATACGCATTTAGATTGCGTTGATGAATTAGGCACTATCATTATTAAAATGGTAGCATATAACTATAATCGCCTTGGCACAGAGGGGTTGAGTAGTGAAGGATACAGCGGTATTAGTTTCAACTATACCGAAGACTACCCAGCTCCTATTGTTCGCGCATTAAAAGCCAAAAGGAAGATAATTACTTTATGACTTACATACGCGAAGCAAAACCGGTTTCAGTAGTCTCCTTCACTACTGGAACTGATGCCTACGGCTAGAAGCGCAAATTAGGCAGCACCACTAGAACAGTTGAAATGTTTGTAAAGGTATATTCACAATCTAATGTTAGTGATATTCGCTATAACGATGTAACGAATATAGGCTTAACAAAAGATAGTTCAATTACAGATGAAAACTAGATTGTTATAGATGGCGCTACTTACAATGTGCTTTATGTTATTCCTTCTGGAAGATTACACCAAATTCTAATGAAGAAGGTGTAATAATGGCTTAGATAGAAAATTTAGATAAATTACTAAAGAAATTAGAAAAGCTGGATAATATCAATTTAGACGAAGTTCTTAATAAGGCTTGTATCTTGGTTGAAAATGATGCTAAAAAGAAATGTCCTGTTGATAAGGGTTAGTTGAGAAACTCTATTACACACGAAGTAGAGGGAACAGAAGCCGTTGTAGGCACTAATACTGAATACGCACCTTATGTTGAAATAGGCACAGGCATTTTTTCAAGTGAAGGAACAGGCAGACAAGACAAATGGAGTTATCAAGATGCCGAAGGACATTGGCATAGCACAGTAGGTTAGAAGCCGCAGCCATTTTTAAATCCGGCATTAGATGAAAACCGCAAAGAGATTATCCAGTTGTTTAGAGAAGAATTGAAGAAGGGAGTTCAAAATTTATGATTGATTATAAACCAACCTTAAAACAAGAGTTAGAAAAAGTTGGCTTACCTGTCTATTATGAATTATTTGTAGATAGTTCTACTGAAACTCCTTGTATTACATTTATTGAAAATAACAATGCAGCAGAAGCCGAAGGAGATAATTTGTTTTATAGCCGATTATCATACAATATTAAATTATGGGGTAATAGTCTTGCTGCATTGATGCCTAAAGCCGTTGCGATTGATGATGTAATGAGAAAGTAGGGGTTCAAGAGAACTTCTATTAATGAGTTGTCTGTTGGAATATCTCAATTAGAAATCATTATGAGATATGAAGCAATGGGTTATGAAAAAATATAATAAAGGAGATTTTTGAATATGGCACAAGGATTACTTTCAAAGGGTATTAAGTTTGAATATAGTGCTAATGGCACTGCTTATACCGAAGTTAGCAACTTATAGGAAATTCCTTCTCTTGGCGGCACTCCTGAAAAAGTTGATGTGACTTGCCTTGCAGACGCGAATAAGAAATATATTAATGGTTTAGTTGATTATGGTGATTTGGCGTTTAAGTTCCTTTACGATAATAGCACTGAAACTTCTAATTACCGTGTGTTAAAAGGTTTGACTGGCATTAATCACTTTAAGATTACATTCCCTGATAACACTACTTTTGGATTTACTGGCGAAGTTAGCTGTTCTTTAGATGCTGCTTCTGTGAACGCTGCTCTTACCTTTACGGCAAACATCGCTCTTAATAGTGAAATCGAAGTCACTAATCCATCTTGAATTTAAAGGGGATGTTTAAAACATCCCCTATTTTTTATTATAAAGGAGATTATAATTATGTTATATACTGTTCTTAATGTTGGTGATAAAGAATATAAATGCCGTTTAACGGCAAAGGCTTGTGTAGACTTGGAACGCAAAATGGGTTAGAACCCACTTAATGTTTTTACTGAAATTCAGAAGTCTAATGAACTTCCAAAAGTAGAAGATATTATTATGATACTTCACGCAAGCCTGCAAGCATTAGAACATAATATTTCACTTGATGATACTTATGCTATTTATGATGAATTTGTCGATGAAGGTAATACTTTGATTGAACTTATTCCTATTATTGTTGAAATTTTCAAAGTAAGCGGTTTCTTCAAAGAGATTGATAACTCAAAAAACGCTCAACAGGCGAAGTAAGTAATTCTACTTCGCCTTTAACTTTTATGGAACTATTTAATACATTATATGAAACGGCTCTTAAATGTGATATTAATATCTTTGACTTTTGGAATTATACATATGGCGAAATCGTTGATTTAATCAACACATATAGAGAAAACCAAGAGTTGAAGATGAAAGAAAGATTACACGATAATTATTAGATAGCACTATTAACTTCAATCTTTACGAACAGAGCAAATAATGGCAAACAACTGCCTACTTTATAGGAACTATATCCAGATGTATTTGAAGATGAACTTCCAAAAGATACAACAGATAATAGTTGGATATATTATAAAGAACAGATGCTTGATTATGCCGAAAAACATAATCAGAAGGAGGTTTAACAGCCAATGACATTAGAAGAATTGGTAGTAAAGATAACAGGCGAAACTTCCGGTTTAAAAAATGCTATGAGTTCTGCGGTTTCAGCCGTAGGTAAATTTAGTGCCGCCGCCGTAGCCGCAGGAGCAACAGCCGCAGCCGCTATAACTAAATCTGCGGTTGAAAGCTATGCCGACTATGAACAGCTTATAGGCGGTGTAGAAACGCTATTTAAAGATAGTGCGGGTATTGTTGAGGAATACGCGAACAATGCCTTTTAGACTGCTGGATTATCGGCAAATGACTATATGGAAACAGTCACAGGGTTCTCTGCAAGTTTGTTATAGAGCGTTGGCGGTGATACAGAGGAAGCAGCACGAATAGCAGATATGGCTATAACTGATATGGCTGATAATGCTAACAAGATGGGAACATCTATGGAAAGCATTCAAAACGCCTATCAGGGTTTCGCAAAACAAAATTATACAATGTTGGATAACCTAAAATTAGGCTATGGCGGCACAAAAGAAGAAATGAAGCGTCTACTTGAAGATGCCGAAAAATTAAGTGGTATTCACTATGATATTTCTAATCTAAATGACGTATATTCAGCCATTCACGTTATCCAAGAGGAATTAGATATAACAGGCACAACTGCCAAAGAAGCAAGCACAACCATACAAGGAAGTGCATCGGCAATGAAGGCAGCGTGGCAGAATATGCTTACTGGTATTGCTGATGAAAACGCCGATTTTGATACATTGATTGGAAATCTTGTTAGTAGTGTATCAACTTTTGCGGAAAACATTTTACCAAGAATAGAAGTTGCTTTAAAGGGTGTCGGCAAACTGATAAGCGGTTTAGCACCAGTAATTGTAGAAGCATTGCCGGGATTGCTTGATACAATCCTTCCAGAGTTCATAAACGCCGTAATGAGTATTGTAGATAGTATTATTGCGGTTCTGCCTGAATTACTACCTACATTAATTGATGCCGCAGTCGATATTTTAATGTAGTTGATTGAAGCGTTGGCAGAAAACCTTCCTACAATTATTGAAGCAATTCTTGAAGGATTAAATCAAATTATCGAAGGTATAACAGAAAACTTACCAACACTAATAGAAGCAGTGGTATCATGTTTCAATTAGATAATTGATGTAGTGGCATAGAACCTTCCAACAATTACACAATCTATTGTTGATGGGTTAATTACAATGGTTCAAGCAATCATAGATAATTTACCGCAGTTTTTACAGGCGTTCTTAACACTTGTGTTATCATTCAATGAAGCATTGATTTAGGCACTTCCGCAAATAATCGAAGCATTACCGCAACTAATAGAGGGAATTATTAACTTCATCATTGAAGCAATTCCAATATTGATTGATGCCTACATTCAGTTAATGACGGCATTAATAGAAGCATTGCCTGATATTATTGAAGCAATTAGTGAAGCACTTCCAGAACTGATTGATGGTATTATAGACGGAATACTAACACTACTTCCGAAAATTATTGAATGTGGTATATAGTTATTTATTGCTTTAATTCAAAATATCGGGGATATTATTGCCGGAATAGCAGCAGCACTTCCTGATTTAATTAATGGTATTATTCAAGCAATTTTAGAGCATTTACCAGAAATTATTGAATGTGGTGTAAAGCTATTTGTCGCTTTGGTTGAAAACTTACCTAAAATTTTAATTGAGATATTAAAAGCTGTTGCTGAAATCCTTAGTTCTATATTGGGAGCAATCAATGATGGCTTTGAAAATATGGCAGAAGCAGGTTTAAATCTGGTTAAAGGCTTGTGGCAAGGCATTAAAGACGCCGCAGGATGGTTTAAAGATAAAATCAGCGGTTGGGTAGATGATGTAATGAGCGCTATCAAGGGTTTCTTTGGTATTGCTTCACCTTCAAAATTAACCGCCGAAGATGGTAAATACTTAGCAATGGGTTTAGGTAAAGGCATTACCGATAACATCAAATATGCTACTGATGCAGTTAAAGATATGGGAACGGCTGTTGAAGCTGCCTTTAATCCTAATCTTGAAGTTCCAGAAGTAGAAAGTGATATGGGGTTAAGCAATGTAAGATTGCGTGCTTCAATTATGCCTACATTAACTGATGCTACTGGATTAGAAATTGATAGCCAAAACAAATTGGAAACCGCCTTTAGAAACGGCAATTCTGATATTATTTCTACGCTCATTCAGACAACACAGCAATTAATTCAGGCAATCGAAGATAAAGATACTTCTTTGTCTATTGGTGATGATGTGATTGCTAATGCCGCCGCAAGAGGCAATAATGAATATAGACGTAGAACAGGCAAACCATTATTAGTATAACAGGAGGGGTATTTATTACCCCTCTTATTTCAAGGAGGTGCGACAATGGCACTAACAAAAGGTAAAATTAAAATTGGTAATACTGAATATGACGTAAAAAGTTGTAAAGTAAGCATTGCGGGATTAGAAGCCGATGATAGCGGCATGACAGATGATGGTGTTTATCATTACAACTATGTATATAATAGAAAAAGAACAATTACTATTACACTTCCAACAACTACGCAGGACGTTGTAGCAGCCGTTTTAAACGCCGTTGCAGGTAAAACCTATAATCTAACCTACTATGACGCGATTGAGGGAGAAAAGACGATATAGGCGCATACCAAAAGCACAAACAGCACCTTATTTAGCGGTGTTCTTTTGAATGGCTTGTGGAGTGGCGTTAGTTTCAAAGCAGAAGAAATAGGCGGTGAAATGGCTTGAAAAACAAATTAACCTGTAATGCTTTTAATCTTACTCTACTGGATGCTAATTTGTATGGTGGGGTTACGTTCCAATAGGAAGTAATAACAGGAAATGATTTTGTGTATGGCGTTGTAGCCGCAGCTTCTATTAAATTCTCTATCGACAATACAAACAATGAAGCAGAAACATATATTGATTAGGCGTTTGATTGGTATTGTGAAATGAGCGGCGAAACCGATTATACTTATAAAGGCACATACACAGTTACAGATATAACAAAGAACGGCAAGAAAGCAACTCTTACCGCTTATGATTGTATCAAGAAATTAGATACTTCTGCGGATGCTTGGGTTTCGACTTTAAAATATCCTATTACATTGGCAAATATGCTTAGTAGTATGGGAAACAAGTTGGGATTAAGCATTACCGCATTAACCAATACATACAGAGGTAATTATACAGTCTATAATAATTTTATGACACGCAATATAACATATCGTTAGATTTTAGGATATATCGCGCAAATAGCAAATGTGAATTTTATGGCTGATACTTCTGGATAGAAAGATATTATCTATAAGAGATACACGGAAACCGCAACAACAATAGATAATAGCAAGTATGTGAAATTAACTCTTTCAGATTATACAACAGAACCAATAGACAAAGTGTAGATTCAAAGCACATTTGATGATATTGGTTATGTAGTCGGCACAGGCGATAATGCTTATGTAATTACCGAAAATCCGCTGTTCTTCACAAATGAAAAGCAATCTACAATTACTTCTATCGCTTCTTCTCTATTAGCTGAATTAAAGACAATTACTTATACTCCAATGAAATTTAGCACACTTAAAGATTTTGATATTAACTGCGGCGATATTATCAAAGTAAATAATATTTCTTGCTACATAATGAAGAAATCTATTAAGCCTTCTGGATGTGAATTTGAATGTGTCGGCAATAAGCGCAGAGATACCCAAAAGACAGAAGTAAATAGCGCGATTACGGCATTGAACAATAAAACAAATGAATTAGTTAGAACTGTAGATGAAACGAAATCAACACTTACAGAAGTAAAGGGTTCAATGAAAACTCTTACCGATGAACAAGGCGAAATCAAAGAATAGATTGCGACAATTACAACAGATGTAAGTGAAGTAAAGCAAACAGCGCAAGGATTGACTTCTAAAGTAAGTTCCATAGAAACTACTATGAATAATCTTGATGGCGAAGTTACTACCTTAAAGAGCCGTGTTAGCACAGTTGAATAGACGGTTGATAGCATTACTACAAGAGTTGAAGTAGCAGAGGGAACAGCCAATGAAGCTAAAACAATGGCGAGTGAAGCGAAGCAAACCGCAAACAGCTTTAGCACTAAGATTACAGAGGTTGAAAAAACCGCAAATAGTGCTAAGACAACCGCCAGTGAAGCAAAGTAGACGGCGAATAGCTTTAGCACGAAAATAACAGAAGTAGAAGAAACTGCGAACGGCGCAGCCACTACAGCTAGTGAAGCAAAATAGACTGCGAACAGCTTTAGCACAAGAATTACAACCACAGAGGGAAATATTTCTTCTTTAACCTAGACTGCTGGAAAAATAGACTGGTTAATAAAAAGCGGAAGTAGTTCTAGTAATTTTACATTAACAGATAGAACAATTTCCCTTGTATCTTCAAATATTGATTTATCAGGATATGTTACAATCAATTCTTTAAAATCAGGTGGGACAACTACTATAGATGGTGGTAGAATCACAACAGGCACGATTTCTGCTGATAGAATTGACTTAACAAGTTTAAAAGTAAGAAATGTCTATAATGATGATAATAACATGATTCTTACTAGCGCTAGGGGATATATGTATATTGGTGGTGATACAAGCGCTAAAAGAACTGATTCCATATGGTTTAGAACAGGTTCAATATTTTTAAGTGCCATTGGTGACTCCACTATGACTGTTAATATAACCAATAAGCAAATATCAACTGATGGAAATTGGAAATTAGGTATAAGCAGTTCACAAGGATTTAAAGAAGCATATATAGATAAAATATATCTTGGTGGCGGCGGTGGCTATATAAGTATGGATGCCAGTAAGAATTTCCTTGTTAATGGTGTTAAAATCACAACAGGCACTTCAACGGCAGGTGTTAAGGAACTTAAAGATGGAACAAACACTGTCACACTTTCAGGCACAATATTAAAACCTTTAACTTCATCATATTCATTAGGCGGTTCTTCTAACTATTGGGGATATGCTTATATTTCAAAGATTTATTTATCTTCAACCTGTTATATTACAGCTGGTAGCTCAACGACTATTAAAGTTGGCACAACAACAATAGGCGGTTCTAGTAGCTCTGGTAGCTATACAACAATCACACCTTCCAGAAATGCTACTTATGATTTAGGTTCATCTTCTTACTATTGGAACAATGTATATGCTTATGCTTTATGGCTAAAGAGCGGATATAACACGGTGAAACTTACTTGCTATGCTTCTAATGAACTTGCTATCAATGGCAGGAAAGCAACACACGCATAATAAACAGACAAGGAGATTATAGTTATGAAAATTACATTAGGCAAAATTGTAAATTCTGTAGCGGCATTAAGAAAGATGGCTTCATAGGATTTATCATTAAAAACAGCTTATGAGACATACAAGTTGATTAAGATTATGAATGAACACTTGGGTTACTTTGATGAAAACCGCGATAGAATTTGTGAATTGGCAGACAATCAAGATAAAGAACTTGAAGCACTTCTTCAAACAGAAGTAGAACTTGCTGACTTCCAAAAGGTGAAGGTTAGTCTTTCTGAGAAGGTGAATATGTCTGCTTTAGATTTAATGGAATTAGAGGAGTTCATAGAATTTACAGAATAACCCCAAAAGGAGAAAGATATGGAGACAATTATAGTTGCAATAATTACATTGGTTGGAACTATCGGCAGCGGCGTTTTATCTGCTATTATAAGCAACAATCTTATGAAATATCGTGTTGAATAGTTGGAGAAAAAGGTAGATAAGCATAACAATTTAATTGATAGAATGTATAAAGCAGAATCTAACATTAAGTTAATCCAAGAGGAAGTAGAATAGTTAGAGAAATAAAAAAGAAGGGTAGGTGTTTTCACCTACCCTTTTTGAACTGACTGGTTCTTTTAGATTTCTTCTTAATAACATCAAGTGCGGAATAACTTTCATAATCTGTTTTTAAGTCTTGTGCGAACAGCTTAACGTAGCGGTTAGTCATAGACAGATTTTTATGTCCCATAATACGCTGTAGCTTAAACTGATTGCCGCCATTAATAATCCAAGCACGTGCGAAGGAATGCCGCAAGCCGTGTATATTAGTTTGTTCTACGTCTCTATCTTGGCAATAGCGAACATAGGCACTTCTTAATGCTCCGTCAGTTAATTGTTCGTCTCCAACATTAGGGAACAAATAATCTGAAATGTGCCATTTGCGTGTATATTCTCTAAGAGCATTTTCCAAGGTAGAGGAAAGAGGGATATTTAAGGCTTCGCGGTTCTTGGTATGATTACTAAGGTTAACCACACCATTATTAAAATCAATATCGTCTAACTTAATGTTGCGGATGGTTGCAGCTCTGGCTCCAGTAGCAAGAACAAAATTAACGATACCCCACATACGCCATTTAGCGAAGGTGTCATTGTTTTCAGGTTTCCTTAATAGCTTTTCAATATCTTCATCACTATAGAATTTAGGAAGTTCTTCTTGCTGCTTAACTTCTTTAATCTCTATTGGAACATCAATGTATTCACGCTTGATGCAGAAATTAACGAAGGTGCGGAAATCACGCAAATAGTGGTTAATGCTAGAAGGGGAAATTTCTTCCTTCCGCATATGATTAATCCATTTGTTAATGAGATTTTGGTTAATTTCAGTAATTGGAGTTTCGCTATCAAACTCATTGTAGTCAAAGAAGATGTGATAGGATAACTTGTAATTGCGCAAGGTGGCAGGAGATAACCCATTAGCTTCTTTCTGCTGGATAAACTCATTAAAGGATTGCTCTAAGGTAACGTAGGTGTTTCTTTCCTGAATTTTCCTTTTCATTTGCGTCTCAACCTCCATACATAATATTACAATACTCTACGGAGGAAATCAACCCTAATAATCAGCCATTCAAAACCTGACTACTTTATTTTCTATATGGTGTAGTGAAATCAGCCATTCAAAAAAGAGGGTAAAAAAAGAGACAAGCCTTGAAAATCAAGGGTTGTCTGGGTTATTTTCTGGCGCAAAATCGGAGGTATTATTACGAATCAGCTGCTCTACCGACTGAGCCACACTAGCAAATTTCCCTTGATTTTCAAGGGGTTCTCAACTTCGACTGGCTGATTATTGCCAAGTTGGTTTGCTGATTGCCATAGTTGATTCCCCTTGGAACAAAGTAGAGTATAGCAGAAAAAATATTTGAAGTCAATACCAAAAGTGCGGAAAAATGATTACAAAATGTAACCCCTCCTAGCTTAATGGCTAAGAGAGGTTTTAAGTGTTTATTTCTTCTTCAACAGGGATAACGGGTCAACTTCCCCATCGCGCAATGCTTTAGCGGCTAATGCCTTTTCGTGCCACGAAGGAGCTTTAGCAGCCTTGGGTTTCTTTGCAGGGATAAGTTCAGGATAGAACTTCTCAATGAACTCCTTCTTGATTTCAGGATAGGTAAGCTTGCGAGTGGCTTTAACAGGTTCCTTGGTTTTATCGCGCTTACGTCTGCCGCCTTCATTAACAGGTGCGTCAGACAGAGGATATTTATCATACTCTACCTTACGCTCAGTGATTTCAATGAACCAGTCTAAGGCGTCTGGGTCACCATTATCGGTACAGTAGTCATACATATACTGCATAGTAATGTCAGAAGCCTTAGTTCCATTCTCAGCAACCAGTTCAACCTTTTTAGCCTTTTCTTTTGCCATAATAACTAACTCCTTTATTAAATTTTTGTTTATGTTGGCTATTGGATTAACTTACATTACTACTATAGCTCCAATCTGTCTCTTATACACATCTGACGCTGCCGACGACT